TATCAGATGGAATAAGCGATATAACAAGTTTTGTTGACGATAATGGAGATCGTTGGCACTTAGATGAGTATGGTGATAGATCCTATATGTGGGATTATATGTAATGGATATTAATGACCAATTAGAATTAGAACATATTTTATTTTTTGATAGAAAATGTAGAACATGCGGTAAAGTTAAAAATCTTATAGATGATTTTTATCTGACGCACAAAAATAGAGGAACATTACCATCAGCATATTCTTATGAGTGTAAGGAATGTACCAAACTTAGAATTATAAAAACCAGAGTGAAGGGCAAATCTAGTCATTTAAGTGCTAAGTGGGAATATCCTGACTGGTAAGAATGTTCATGTGGTGTTTCCCCATTTAAAGTAGTCTTTTTAATAAATATTTTTAGATATTTTTTGGACTTTTAGGAGAACAAAGATGCCGCTAAATTTAGCATCTCCTGGGATTGTAGTAAGAGAGGTTGACTTAACTATTGGTAGAGTTGATGCAGCCACTGACAGCACTGCCGCACAAGTAGCGCCCTTCGCAAAAGGTCCCGTAGATTTACCAGTAGTTATTCAGAGTGAGAACGACTTACTCAATACTTTTGGTCAACCATACAATACGGACAAACACTATGAGCATTGGATGGTTGCCTCATCATATCTTGCATATGGTGGTCAAATGCTCATTTCAAGAGCAGATGATACAAGTCTGAAAAATGCTTTTTCTGGAACTGCTTCAGATATTAAAGTTAAGAGTGAAGACCACTACGTTCAACTTGGATACGACGAGAACACGATTTCCAATGTTGTAACTTTAGCAAGAAACCCAGGTTCTTGGGCGAACGGCGTTAAGGTTGCAATCATTGACGCAAAAGCAGACCAAATTATCAACGGAATCAGCACTGCAAATGTAAGTGTTGGATTTGGATTTACTCAAGCAATTTCTTCAACACTTCCTGGAGCAGGAACAACTTCTGTTCTCGATGGATATTTGAAAGGAGTTATTACAGGTATTGGAGTAAGTTCTTTTGATGTAAAGATTGTATCGCATGTTTCTGCTGGTGGAACCATAACTTCAGTAGATTATCAACCTACTGGTGTTTATGCTCTCAGTTCTAGCGGAACACTTGGAATTCACACGAATAGTTTTGCAGATGCTTTCGTTTCAAGAACTTACAATTCAAGACAAGATTGGTTTGATCAGCAAACAATCACCTTGACTTCTGGTTCTTTGTCTTGGAATAATCTTGCAGATAGACCAGCAACTTCTGCATACACTGCAGCAAGAGGTGGAAGATTCGATGAAGTTCACGTTGTTGTAATTGACGACACTGGAACAATTTCTGGCAATTCTGGAACTATCTTAGAAAAGCATCTCAATCTTTCGAAAGCAAAAGACGCAGAATTCTCTGTAGGAAGTCCTTCTTACTGGAGAAAGTATCTCTTCAATACTTCTGAGGTAATTTTTGGTGGTTCACAACCAGCAGGAATTGCAACTGTTGGATTCCTTAGCACAACAGATACTCAGTTTGAACTTGCTTCCGATATTGGTTGGGATCAAGATGCACAGGACGTTATTTTTGGAGCAACCGGAAACAGAGTTGTAACTCTTGGTGGTGGTAAAAATTACGACGGTGGAACAGACCTTACTTCTGCTGGAGCTCTTTCTTCTGGACTGAGCGATATTGTTAGTGGATATACTGCCTTTGAAAACTCAGAGCGTTATTCTGTTGATTTTGTTTTAATGGGTTCGGCAAATTATGCTAAAGAGCAAGCACAGGCACTTGCTAATAAGTGTATTGCAGTTGCTGAAGCAAGAAAGGATGCAATTGCATTCATTTCACCATATAGACTGGCATTCTTAAATGACGGAACCGCAGGTACTGTAACCGTAAACAGTGATAGTGATATTACTGATAACGTAATCAGTTTCTATGGTCCAGTTACGTCAACAACCTATGGCGTATTTGATAGTGGATACAAGTACATGTATGATAGATTCAACAACACTTTCAGATATGTACCTCTGAATGGTGACATTGCTGGTACTTGTGCCAGAAATGATATCAATCAGTTCCCATGGTTCTCACCAGCTGGAACTTCAAGAGGAACGATTCTAAATGCAGTAAAACTAGCATACAATCCAAGCAAAGCACAAAGAGATAAGTTGTATTCCAACAGAATTAATCCAGTTGTAATTTCACCTGGATCTGGAATCGTTCTCTTTGGCGATAAGACTGGATTTGGTAAGTCTTCGGCATTTGATAGAATCAACGTAAGAAGACTCTTTATCTATCTTGAGGACGCAATTTCAGCGGCAGCAAGAGATCAACTCTTCGAATTCAATGACGTAATCACAAGAACTAATTTTGTCAATATCATTGAACCATTCTTACGCGATGTTCAATCGAAGAGAGGAATTTTTGATTATGTTGTTATTTGTGACGAAACAAACAACACCGCTGCTGTTATTGACAACAACGAATTCGTTGCTGACATTTATATCAAACCTGCAAGATCGATTAACTTCATCGGTCTTACCTTCATTGCCACCAGAACTGGTGTTTCTTTTGAAGAAGTAATTGGTAACGTTTAATTATTAATCAAACTTAGAGGTATCTAACAATGGCAACTAGAAATCAACTTAATCCACCCCCACTAAGAAAGATTACTGACTTCAAGAGCAAACTAACTGGTGGTGGTGCTCGCTCCAATCTTTTCGAGGTTGAACTTGCATTCCCTTCACAAATTCAAGTTGAAGGTCTAAATGATGTTCTAGAGAAGGCAAGATTTTTGGTAAAAGCGGCAAACATGCCAGCTTCAAATGTAACTCCAATTGAAGTTCCTTTCCGTGGAAGAACTTTAAAAATCGCTGGAGACAGAACATTTGATAGTTGGACTGTTACTGTTATCAATGACACTGATTTTGCCATTCGTTCTGCTTTTGAAAAGTGGATGAATACAATCAACAGAGTTTCTGATAACACTGGTACAACCGATCCTGCTGCATATCAAGCAGACGCATTTGTTTACCAGTTGGATCGTGACGGTTCTGTTTTAAGATCCTATCATTTTTATGATGTATTCCCAACTCAGGTTACTGCAATTGAACTTTCTTATGACGCAACTGGAATCCAAGATTTCCAGGTTGAACTTCAAGTTCAGTGGTGGGAAGCAGTTAGAGGATCATCAGCAAAAGCTGGTGGTGAAGACATCAACTAAATAGTAGATAATACAGTTTAAATTATACTATGGCCAAACTTTTTGGTTTTTCAATTGATAATTCTTCGAACAATTCACCCTCAATAGTATCCCCCGTTCCACCTAACAATGAGGACGGGGTTGACTATTATATCCAAAGTGGATTTTATGGTCAATACGTAGATATTGAGGGTACTTTCAAAACTGAGTTTGACCTAATTAGAAGATATCGTGAAATGGCACTTCACCCAGAGTGTGACTCTGCGATTGAAGATGTCGTTAATGAAGCTATTGTAAGCGACTTGTATGATTCTCCTGTAGAAATTGAATTATCAAATTTAAATGTTAGTGATAAACTTAAAAAAATAATCAGAGAAGAGTTTAAGTATATTAAAGAGATAATGGACTTCGATAAGAAGTGCCATGAAATTTTTAGAAATTGGTATATTGATGGTAGAGTTTATTATCTTAAAGTGATTGATATCAAAAATCCTCAAGCAGGTATTCAGGATTTAAGATATATCGATCCAATGAAGATTAAATATATCCGCCAAGAAAAGAAAACTGACAGAAGAGATCTTGTTAATCTTACTAAGGTTAACAGCGACAATCCATATACGCAATTTGCACAACCTCAAATTGAAGAATATTTTGTATATACACCATCTCCAAATTATCCAACTGGAATGATTTCTGGAGCATCTGCTGGAAAAAGTGTAAAAATTGCAAAAGATTCTATCGCATATTGCAATTCTGGTCTTGTAGATAGAAACAAAAATACTGTATTATCTTATCTACATAAAGCAATCAAAGCACTCAATCAGTTGAGAATGATTGAGGACTCTCTTGTTATCTACAGATTGTCGCGTGCTCCAGAGCGTCGCATTTTCTACATTGACGTTGGTAATCTTCCAAAAGTAAAAGCAGAACAATACCTCAAAGAGGTTATGTCTCGTTATAGAAATAAACTCGCCTATGATGCAAATACTGGGGAGATTCGTGACGACCGCAAATTCATGAGTATGCTTGAGGACTTTTGGCTCCCTCGCCGTGAAGGTGGTAGAGGAACAGAAATCACTACTCTTCCTGGTGGACAAAATCTTGGTGAACTTGCTGATATTGAGTATTTCCAAAAGAAACTCTATAGAGCATTAAATGTTCCAGAGTCAAGAATTACTGGAGACACTGGATTTAATCTTGGAAGATCATCAGAAATTTTAAGAGACGAACTAAAGTTTGCAAAATTTGTAGGTCGTTTGAGAAAGAGATTT